TGCTGATACCACCCATATCAAATGCAAGATCAATAAACTTATCTTCAAGTTCAACCATTCTTTCTGCAATAGTATAGATTCTTGATTTGAGGTCATCGTTCCAAATTTCTTTGTTCTCTTCAATGTATGAACGGAACAACTTGATCATAGACTCGGCGTGTTGTGTTTCATCAACGATTGACCAAGTAATGATTTGACCCATGCCTCTCATTTTGCCTTGTCGAGCAAAGTTAAGTAACATGATAAAGGAACTGAATAGTTGCATCCCTTCGGTGAAAGCAGAGAATACTGCAATATGAGTAGCAGTAGAAGCAGCATCGCCATTCTGTGAGCTAATATCAAGTACATAATTATGTTTTTCACGCATAGCCTCATATTCCATAAACTCCGAATAAGTTGTATCTGGCATACCTAGTGTTTCAATCAGATGTGAGTATGCGGCAATGTGTAATGCTTCACGTGCAGCAAAGCCCAACAACATCATACGAACTTCTGGTTGTGGAAAATATGGCAGATAGTTTTTGACATAGCCACCAGCAACATCGATATCACCTTGTGTAAAGAAACGAAAGATATGCGTCAGAAAGTTTTTTTCTTCTTGTGTTAGTTTGTTTTTCCAATCTTTGACATCTTCAAGCATCGGCACTTCAGTGTGAAGCCAGTGGCTTTGTTCGTGCTGTAACCACTTTTCATATGCCCATGGATAGGCAAATGGCTTGAACGATGTTCTTTCGTCGGTTAATCTTGTTTGCTGCTTTTTAGTCATTGTAGATCCACTCCTTGAGTTCTTTTGTTGTTTTTGATCCTGTTATTCTTTTTACTTCTATGTTCTCACTCAACATAACAAGAGTTGGAATATTACGCACACCATATTCTTCTGCTATTTCTGGATAAACATCTATGTCAATCACTTCAACAGGCACTTTAGTATCAATCTCACCTAAATTTGCTGCTAGTGCTTTACATGGATTACACCATGGAGCAGTGAATCTGAGTATTCGTTTCATTTTCCCTGCCCCCTATATTTTTTGTATGACCGCTTTTCGTGTTTGCTCATGCTTGCTGTTTTTTTGATACCGCCTTGCTTGGTCCTCTTGTGGACCGCTTTGTGGCCACTTTTTCCTGGTTCTGTTCTTTGCTTTGCCATAATGCCTCCTGTCTATGTTTACGATACAACTCGTAAGTTCTTGTTTCTTGCTCAATGTCTTCCAAATCTTCAATAAGAACCATCATTACTAAAAAGCCAATGCCACAAAGGGCAACACCAAAAATATTCATTATACTCATTGCATATGCCATTAGAAAAGCAAATACAATCATGTTTATACCCATTTTCATCTTAACTTTCTTCGTACATTACTGTATCTGTATCGCCTAAACTCCACTTTGGATTTTGCTCAACGACATATTTCTTTGTGCAAACTTTGAAGTCAGGAAACTTCAACTGTTTAGGATTGCTTGCGGCATCTAAAAACAAACAACGATTGTTTGGCTGTGCAGCATATTGTCCATTATCTAGTTCGATGAAATTGAAGCTCTTATGATCCTCTGGCCATTCAGCATAACTTGTGTCAATGATATTCAAATCTGGTGCTGAGTGATCAACTGTGAACAAATAATTACCTTGATAAAACTGTTTATCTTTGGCATAAAACTTTGCCGATAGATTACGCAGAAATGCTTTTTGTATTACAGTGAAATCATAACTGAAACAGTCCCAGATTTGCAATGTATCTAGAGGTAAAAACTTCTTAGGGTCAAGATTCTCTGAGCGTGATACAAACGCATGGAGAGGTAGTTTGTCATAAAGTGCGCCATAGTTTGGTAAGTATGCCTCTATTCTAAATGCTTGACCACGGATGCTTTTCAATGTGATCCAAATGCAAGGTTCGTATTCACCATGTCCTTTCTCAAAGTCATAAAGAAACTCTTTACGAATATAACAATGAACTGGTGGTATGTTTGCTACTAAGTGAGCCATTTTTTATCTTTCAAATGAAATTTCATGCCGATATATGTACCAACAAAAGCACCCAACACTGCTGGTATAATCATCATATTATTTGTGGTATAATTGATTACTGCTACACCACCTAAAAATGTAATTGCTGATGCCCAAATGCTTGCAGCAAATGGTTTATCATTCTGCACCGACTTCAGCAATAAAGTATAAACTATATCCGTAAACAACATACAGATAAATGTAAAAAAATAAGCCCACATCTCACTTCTCCATCAATCGATTTACAAATTCTCTGAGAAGTGCGTGATGTTGATTATCATTCCAGTGTTTATGTAAATATGGTTTATCGTACCAAAACTCTTCTGCCTCTAAATGTGGACCTATCAGTCCGATTTTTCCTTGGATGATTGCAGCAGGGTCTCCATTGGTATATCGTGCAACAACTTCATAGCGGGACTCATCTCCGATAAATGCAGTACCATCGTAAAAGAAGAATTTGCCCGGTCTGCCGTTCCAGTTACAATCCACTGCTTTGCTATATGACCTTCTTGTACAGGTGTTCGGACGACGAATGTATTGTTTGCATTCCACAGAGTCCACAATGTCCAAATAATTCCTGTCAGCCCAATAAGCACCCATACAAATTCCAAGATACCTACCACCGTTTCTAATGTAGCGTCTGATACTTCGTTCATGATGTTTAAAGCATACATCATAGGAATCAGCATCACCGACACCGCCAGGAAAACAGATAAGATCCACATTATCAAAGAAATCGTCTTCCGTTTCATGTTTCGTGAATACCTTATAATTGTAACCGTTACCTAACGCTTTGATTACACCATTTGTTGATTGTACTGAACACTTAGGGTGTTGAACGAACAGAGCAATTGTTTTCATCACTCACACGCTAAACAACCATCATAGTTATCTGAAGCAAGTTCTTTCAAATCAATTTCTTGAATAATTTCTCTTTCAATTTTCTTTGACACTTTATCTGCTTTTGCTAGTTTTTCGGAACGGCAGTAGTAAAGTGTTTTGAGTCCTTGCTTCCATGCTTGAAAGTGAACGGCATGAAGATACATCACATTTACATCAGGTCTAAAAAATAAGTTAATGGATTGTGCTTGGTCAATGTAACTTTGTCTGTTAGCGGCGTGGTCCACAACCCATCGTTGGTCAATCTCCATACTAGTTTTGTATACATCTTTTGTCCATTCATCCAAGAAATCGAGGTGCTGAACGGAACCGTCGTTTGCAATAATGCTTGACCAGATTTCTTGGTAGTCCAGTGATTTGTCATCATCACATTTCTCCTGAATGATTTTATCTAGAAACTTATTCTTGTTTAGATATGCTCCTGAGAGTGTGTCTTGTCTGTAGGCATTTGCACGGTACGGCTCCACGCTAGGAGAAGTATTGCCCATAATAATAGAAGAAGAAGCATTGGGTGCAATAGCCATGAGATGAGAAAAGCGTTGGCCAGTACCAGCTGCATCAGGAGCTTCACCACGTTCTTTGCCGAGTTCAAGATTTGCATTGTCTAGTTTCTCTTTGATATGTTTGAATATCTTATTGTTTGCACTGGTTGCTAACGCCGACTCAAACGGTATGTTATGTTTTTGTAGATAAGCATGAAAACCAAGAGCCCCCACACCGATGCTGCGCTCTTGCTGAGCAGAGTACCTGGCTCTAGCAATGTAATCAGGAGCGTTGTCAATAAAGTGCTGAAGTACATTATCCAGCATCTCGGCCACGTCCCGAAGAAAAAGTTCATTATCTTTCCACTCATCATAATACTCCAAATTTACAGAAGAAAGGCAGCAAACTGCTGTTCTCTCTTTGTCTGTAGGTAAAATAATTTCAGAACACAAATTAGATTGCTTGATGCTCAGACCTTTTTTCTTTTGAAACTCTGGCATCATACGATTGCTCGTATCAATAAAGTGAATGTATGGCTCACCAGTCAACATTCTTGTTTCAAGAATACGCTGCCATAATTCACGTGCAGAAACTTTGTCACGAACTTCACCGCTATGTGGGTCTTTGAGTTCCCATGTATCATCTGCTTGTGGGTCAATCATGGCTTTTTCAATCAAGCGCATGAAGTCATCTGTAATGTTGATGCCATGGTGCAGATTTAGCGTTCGCATATTTGGATCACCAGTTGGCTTACGCATTTCTAAAAACAAGAGAATATCAGGATGAGATATATCAAGATAAGCAGCGTAAGACCCACGGCGTGTACGACCCTGTCTATATGCCAATGAAGATGCATCGTAAGTACGTAAATGAGGCATAATCCCAACGGACTTATCGTCAGCAGAACGAATTCCCAGGCCGATTCCAACTCCACCTCCTAACATTGATAACCAGTTTACTTCCGATAAAGTATTGACAAGACCTTCTGCTGAATCGTCCAGATAGGGAAGAAAACAGCTAATAGGCAAACCACGCTTACTGCGACCAAAAGAAAGAATAGGAGTAGAATAAGAAAGCCAATGCTTAGAGCTATACTCATAAAGACGTTGAGCATGTTCAGTGTTACTTGCAAAAGATTTTGATACAGACGCAAATCTTTCTTGTGGACTTGATTCGTCCTCACGCATATATGATTCTTTAAGTCTTTTGATTCCGAGTTCATCGAATAATTGATCCCTTGTATAGTCTATTTGAATACCATTGACTTCTGCCATTTTATCTCCGTTGTTATTGTTCTAGTGCTGCTACCACATTTGGAAATTCATCTCTGATAATTTCCCAACATTCTTTTGCTACTTCCATGTGTTCTTTTTGTGTGCCATTCTCCATACGCAACTGACAGTAATGGATCCATGAACGCAATGTGCCATTCATGTACATACGTGATTGTGTATTGCCCTCTGGCAAAACCGAACGTGCTTGTTCTTTTGCAATGCCATTTTCAATCGCCCATTCATATGCATTTTTTGCTTCTGAAATGACATTCATCTGTTTGATCATCCATTCAGACTTCAGTTCATTATCTTCAGTTTCAATGCTATTCTGACGATTCTTTGTATCTTGTAATCTTGCTTCACGCAATTCAAAGCCTAATTCTTTCGTTGGGTCAGCATATCGTTGGCTGAATTCCTGGAAGGAAAAACTCCTATGTCGCAAAATCTGTCTTGCGATATCTCTGGTTGTACTTATTTCCATAACAATGTTGACCATTTCAAATGGTGACCAATGTTGATTTTTGATAAGATAACGAATAAGTTTCTCATCGCCTTGTGACAAATCTTGATTGCTAGGATTTGACACACGTGCCATATACACAATCATATCTTCAGCAGAATTGTGTCCTGCACAGGGTGCAGTGACACCAATCAATTTCACACTCATATTTTCTTCCAAAACGTAAATTTGGCTATTGCCTCAAGTCCATAAAATGTATTACTATCTATAATCTCTTGAATTTCGCCAGATGAAAAGCCATTCAATATCATCTCATTGATATCTTTGCCTTCAATGCCATCTGGCCAAATTACGACATTGTGATTCGATTTGATTGCATTTTCAATCAACTTACATACTTCTTTATTTCGTGGTTCATTATCAAAAATCAAGGTAATTTCTTTTGCTTGAATATTTTTCACCGTCAAAGCAAGATTGGCATCACCACTTGCTACACAATTATTCAGAAACAAAGAGTCAAGTGGACCTTCAACAAGATAAATTCTCTTAGTCAAATCAACTCTATCAGTGCCATAAATCAATTTATTTGTTGATTCATCTGTTCTCAATGTAACATAACGAAGTTTGTAATCACTTGTCTCTAATGCACGACCAGATACAGCAATCAATTCATTCTGATAGTTGAAATAAGGAATAACTAACCTTGCATCTTCAACTAAATTTTTATCGTGATTGGGAATCAGCGCATCACAAAATGCTTTATAATTTGAAGTGAATAACAACTTATCATAATGTTCTTCAGGAATCAGTCGATTTTCTGCATAAGTTAGACAAAAATGTCCACTCGGTAAATCGTTGAGCCAGGTCCCATGTTCAAATATGTTGCGCTTTTTGATGTGACCAAATTTGGGTGGGTTGGTGATGATTCTTGGTGATACACTACTCGTTCTGTGATGCGTGTTGGAGGTAGTTCCTGATTTGTATTTCTCGAATACGTATTCATCATGTAATGATGGATCGACATGTTTGATGAAATTTCCGACATTCGTACCTACTCCGCAGTTGTGGCATCTATAGAAAAGATCATTACCCTTGGCAAAAACATAGCCTCGGGCTTTGAGTGTGTTAGTCTTGGAATCGCCGCAATAGGGACATGAGAAATTCCAAAGATTGTCGTTCTTCTGTTTGAAATTGCGTAAACGTGAAGAAACTAATCTTATGTATTTTGTGTCAGTATAAAGTGCCATGTGTTCATTATATCAATACTCCTCACAGAAGTCAATCAATTCAGTAACTTTGCCAAAAACTCTAGCTTGACATTGGAAATAATCCATGCTAATACAATAACTCCACCGGCAATCATCCAACGCCACTGAAGCATGACTTTCATGTCATCATCTTCTTTTTGATTATGCTCGGTGATATGATCACGGAGAGATTTAATTTCATCCATGATTCTACGTTCGGTAAGTTCAATCTTATCCGAAAGATTTCTATCTGTTGTGGTGATACGTGAATGAAGTTCTTTGATATCATTCACGGTATCTTCTTTTCTTTTGTCCATATCGTTGTAGATTTGATTGGTCATGGCCATATTATTGTCAGTGAGCTTCCCAATAGCACGGTCCATCTTCTCACAAAGGTCAGCAATAGCACTGACCTTCTCTTTGAGAACTCCAACTTCTACTCGTAATGCTACATCTCCGTCCATTTTACTTTTTCTCTGGAATCTTTGTGCCTTCTAGTTTCTTATGAACTTTGATAGTTTTGCACACTTCTTTTTCTTTTTTAGTTTTATTGTCAAACTCTTTGACACATACTTTCTTTTCTTCAGCAGCAAATGCACCCTTAGAAAGTGGTACGAAAAGCAATGCTAGAATCATTGATGCAACGGCAATTTCTTTTTTCATTTTTCTTCCTTCGATGTGAATTTTTCGGATGCAGTAAAACCCAATCCACCTATCACAACATACATCATAGCATCCAATGTCTGTGGACTCAACTTCTTTTCAAAAAATAATTCGGCAATGAAACCAGTAGCAAGCAGAAGAAAAGCCAGAAAGGTAATAAATCTCTTGCTACTGGGTTGTTGCTCACCCTCAGCGGTGAGCATTTGTATCATAAATTGTTTCACAGTTCTGGATGTGGCGGCTGTGATGGTGCAGGCTTACCACCAAAACCAGAAAACTCTGATGCTGCAAATGAAGCAAATGGATCAGCCGCTGGCATACCCATCATTGGTGCCATGCCCATCATTCCCATCGAACCAACTGGATTCATTTGTGGAGGTGGTGGCGGTGGCACATAAGGTTTTGTAGCAGACTCAAGTGCTTTTGCTCTCAACTCTTTGTCATCACCTGCCAACATAATACCTGATAGTGTACCAGTCAAGAATGTAGCAATAGGAATAATCAATTCAAAAAACTTATTGTCAACAGGACTCATGCCGTTCATTGGCTGAGTAACAAAGATAAGACTATAGAGGACAACAAATACGATACCGAAAAGTGTTAGACCCAAAACAATACCAATAAAAAACTTCAGACGAGCATTCAACTCTTCTGTTGTATATCTTTCTCCTGACCATAATTCTCTAATCATTTACATTCTCCTCTGATTGGTGCCGGTATCATGCCATTAGGCTGACCAACTTTATTTTTTTCGTAATGTGTCAAATCTTCTGGACAAGTACCATTTGCACTACAGTATGGTTTTTTACATTGTTTTGTGTCCCAATTTTCTGGGTCTTGGCATGGATAACGAAAACGTTCTTCACAAGCAACCAGTAACGGGAGCAATAGAAGGACAAGATATTTCATCAGTGAACTCCTAACACATGAAGAGCGTGTTCATAATGCTTGATACGATCCTCTAATCCAATGAAGCCACCATTGATCTTGCGTGTCATTGTTTTGATGTCGCCTTTATCAGCTTCAACATTGAGTTTGTTTGTTTCCCAGAACCAGCAAGCTGACTGAGCAGCGCCTTCAAATGTTTGTGTATATTCGGCTGCTTCTTCTGGTGAAATTTCTAGTGATGCTGCGAACCATGTATAGTTTGTTTTGCCGGTCAATTGAATCAAACCACGACCACGGTATTTGTAACCATCTCCTGATGCTTCGTTGCCATTGCCCATACGATCAGCATAGATTTTGTTTGCAATCTTTTCTGGCTTCTTTTCGTATGCTTTTGCTGTTGCCATGTCTTTGAAGTATTTTGGAAATACTTTCATCAGACTCTCTGCTTTGTAGTTTAGATTCTCTGTCAGAAAAACAAAACCACCAGATTCGTGGGCGCATTGTGCAATGAATGCAGCAATACGCTGTGGCGTATTGATTTCGTAATCAGGCAACAATTGACTCAGTGCTTTGTGCCACTGGTCAATATAAGGATTCTTTGGAAGTAATTCTTTTAGTTGTTCTTTTGTCAATTCCATATCATTCCTTTACGAATAATGATTTTATTTTTGTTTGAATATCTTTAGCATATTGTGGCTGTGGAAAATTCCAACCAATGAAAGCACCAACTAAAATCCAAAATAGAGTTTCTAGCATGTTCTCTCCTTATTTTACAGACTCAAATATCTTCTTTTGTTTCACATGCCAATCATTCCACTGTTCAACTTTCACAGCACACTCATGATACAAAGTATAGTTTTCAACTACAGTTTTATGTAAATCTACAATTGAAACCGAATCTGATTCAATCTTATTCAAAGGTGGACATCTTTCAGTCAATGACTTAGGCGCATTTGGAAACTTTGCAACTACTGGCACAGTTGTTGAACAACCCGTCAGTAAAGCAAAGAATAATATTGCAAATAGTTTCATTTTAGCTCAGCCGCTTTGTTATGTTCTTCTACGATAATTTTTGGTACTGGACAATTCTTGATAGAATCTAAAAGTTCTTTTTGTTTCTTTTCAAATGCTGCTCTTTCTTCAGCAGACATATCTTTTACAATTTCAACTGTCTTACCTTCAACAAGACGATTGATGTATTCAACTCTTGTTTTGCCTTTTTCACGAATGAGTTTTGTTTTTTCAACTGTTTGCGCTTCTATCTCTTCGTTGGCTAATTGTGCTTGTGCTTCTGCTTGCTTCACTTTGATTTCCATGGCTTCAACTCTTTCACGCCATTCTTTTTCTACGCTGAAACCACCTTTCCAGTATAGGCCGACGCAGAACAAAGCAATCGAAATATACTTGATAGGAGTTAGATAAGAACTTACAAATGGTAGTTTGCTACCAAAGAATCCCAATACAATACCAATAATGCTACCAACTAATGTAGCATTGATGATGAACTCTAGAAGTCCTGTAGGCAGAAAACTAAGAAGCCACATTTGTTTTTCTCTTTATGAATGAAATGAATGTTGCTGTCTTGCGTTTCTTTACGCCAGGTTCGCCCTGTGAACCAACGCCAAGACCAGCAATCGCACCGCCACCAACGGCATTTGCTGGAGCACCACCCATGGCGCCAGCATCTTCTTCAAGTGGCTTGCAGACTTTATCAGTAGAACACCAATAGTATCCAGCACCACATTTTTGTTTGAATTCGTTAGACATAGGTATATTTATAATTAGTAACCCGTACCACCAACGTAGTACCCAGTATAAACTGTCCATGATGTACCAGTGCTATTCCCAACCATGACATAACTCTGATTAGCAGTTACGCCACGACCATTTGGCCCCAAATCACCGCCTGTCAATTTAGCCGTCTGACTGTATAAACCAGAGATGACACTCGCATTATTATTGCCTCTTGCTTGCACACCAACTAATAATTCAATCCATGGATTACCGCTAGTCAAACTTGGATTGAAGAATGTCAACTCATACACCATGTTTGGATTGCCTGGTGTACCTGATGTTGATGCTGTGCCTTCCCAACGCAATCTTGAATAGTCTGTGCCAGAAGTTATTCGTGACACTCTTTGCCATGAGTTATCAGTAGCAGCAAAAAATATTTTATTCAAGGCTGGATTAGTTGCAGACAAAGCATTGAATACAGTGCTACCAGAACCAAACGTTACATAATAATTTGAGTTCGGGAAATAAGTTGTGTAACCTGTATTGTTATATGTCCAAGTAAATGGTAATGATACACTAGTATTAGCATCATCACCAGTCACAGATATAATAGATGTCCAACCAGAAGCAGGAAATGGACTTTGTGCAGCAACACCCAATACTGGTAATTTTGTGCCAGTTTCTAATGTATAGACAGGAGCGGGTGGTGGCGCACCAACACCTGCATTGACACCGATACCACCTGTGATTGTGATTCCTGGACCTATGACTATCATTTTAGATTTCTGAGTTCGTTGGCAATATTCATATCAACCATAATATCAGATGATAGAATATCTTTACCATTGATACCTCTGACTCTTTCTGGCATGATATTCAAGAATGTCAAATAAGTTTTGAGAATGCTATAATCATCTTTGTTCATATTGAAAAACAACAATCTTGCTGTTACTTCAGGACCAAAAAGATTATAAAGAACTACGATGTGATTGATGATAAGACGTTCACGCATCTCACCATGTTTACGATATCTACGAAAAAGTCTTTTGAGATAATTCAACTTCTTTATATCTTCAGTAAACTCACTCATAACGCAATTAGGCTTATCATAAGCCTTTGCAGCGTATAACAGAATATTTTCTTCGGTCAGATTCTCAAAAGACATTATATAAACGGGCTACCCGAAGGTAGCCCACTCTCAATTAAGCGTCAGGTGCGATAGCGTCATCAGAAGCATCACCAGTCATTGAACCCATAGCAACCAGTGTCTCAAATGTGGTACGACCGTTACGACCGCCCATTGTGATTGTGAACACTGTGTTACCAAATGTGTTTGTTGTTGGTGTGCCTGTGTACAAACCAGCGTTTGACACATTGATTGTTGTAATTCTACCTGTAGCGGCAGTTGTTACAGAAACCTGAGCGGCAGTATTGTTTGTACCACCACCAGACAGTACAAGTGTATATGTACATGCTGATGCTGCTGGACCTACAGCGTCAGTGTTTGCTGTAACTGAAGCAATTGGACCTGAACCTTTAGTACGTGCTACCCAACCAGCGTGTGTTGGTGTACCATCAGTAATCAGACCTTCTTCTGTTGTATCGATGCCAAATACGCCAAACTCAACGTTAGTTCTTGTGGCGCTCATGAATGTGTTACCAAATACTGAAGAAGGCTGAGAGTTAGCCAGACTTTCGCCAGTAGTTGATGTATCGTAGCCAGTTAGACCTGAAAAGTTTGGAGCATTGTTAGATGCATCTACATTTCCCCAAAGTGACATGTTTTTCTCCTATAAATCTTTGATTAGTTATTTATGTTATTACGGTGCTTTCTGAATATCACTTGACAATTCGGGTTCTTTCTGGAACTTGTCCGATGCCTCATCTTTTTCGTCTTTTCTGCTCTTAGCAGTGTCTCTGACAATCTGTGCTTTACGTGACAGAGTTCTTGCTGCCATGCTTGGTTCGTCGGAAGTCTCTTCGTTGACAGATTTCCAACCACCGCCCATTTCTTTGTATTTCTTTGCAGCCCAACCGTTAGCATATGCTGATGGATATACATCAAACTTAGACTTTGCTTGTGCTTTGGCTTGTGCCCATTTTTCTGGAGAAGTTGGAACATTCTTTTCATCAAGTTGTTCAACTTCTTCTTTGACATGACCATATTTCTTTTTATACCAGTCGGGCATACCACTCTTTTTACGGAAATGACGAACTGTTGCAGAATCATTTGCTTGGTCACGATATTTGTTCTCTGCTTGTGTATTGTGACCTTTCATTGCTTCGGCTGCTTCATGTGCATCTTTGGCAATGTGAATTAGTGCTTCATCCGATTTCTTGTGATACTCATGACCTTCTAATGGATGGCGCTGAGATGGACGACCTTCTTGAAGTTCAACTTCTTCTTTTTGATATTTCTTCTTCAAGTATTTGTCAACCTTGCGTTCGTACTCACCCTTTGGTTGTTTTCCTACTTTAGGCTTGATGCCTTTTTCTTTCATACTAACAGCAATCGCTGCTTGTTGCGCTGAACTTACTGCTTCATTCAATTCACCACGCAGATAGTTTGCTGCTGTTGAAATATAATCTTCAGCAAGTGTAACTTTTGATTGCACCCACTCCGGCAGATTTGTATTTTCTTCCAACATGTCCATCATATCTTGAGCATTGAACATCAATGAACGAAGTTGTGACATTGCCATATCACCCTCGTAATCATACTCACGTGGGTCTTTTGCTTCTTTTAGATTTGATTTTTTCATACCATTTTCTCTTAGTTTGACATTAGCACTGTCGCTAGTTGATCTTGGTGTTGCTGTTGACACACTTGAAACAGTATGTGGTACAGTAGGTCTAAATCTACCCTTTTCGGCGTGTTGCTCATCAATTTCAATTTCTTCCGAAACTCTTGATGCTTTCATGATACCACGAATCAATGGTGCTTTGAGTTGCTTATGTCGTGGAACAGCAATGTGTTGTTTCGACTTTGGATGTGAATAAACATCATGACCACCACCAGTACGTGCCAACGACCAACCTGATTTTTTCAAGTGAGCATGAACGTCACGTGTTTTCATGCTTGACTCTGGCATTTCATCAAGCATTTCAACTTCTTCTTTGACGCCATATTTCTTCTTCAGAGAAGATTGGTGTGCCATGCGTTCATTGTCATCTTTGATATCATAAGATTTACCAAACTCTTTATAATAATCAGGATGTGGCAAACCACTCTTCTTACGAAGTTCTTGTTGTCTCTGAGCCAACTTCTCAGCCACACCTTCACGCATAGCTGAGAAATACTTTTTTGATTTATCGGACATGATTAGTCCTTTTTAGCCATCTTGGTTGCAGTTGCATACATTACTGATTTAGCACGTTCACCATAACGCTGTTTGAAGCCAGAAAGACCTTTCTTCATGCCTTTTACATACTCTTCTTTTTTTCCTGCTTCACTCTTTGTCAATGTACGCTCATCAAGTTCAACAGATTCTGGCATTTCTTTTACGCCAGTTGTTTTACCAACAGCAACTTTTGGTTGTTTCTTTTTGCCTTCAAAACTTGCCAGTTGATCTTTGTACTCTTTTGTGAATTCATCGTTTGTAACTTCTTCTTCAACTGTAGTTTCAACAAAGCCATTTACTTTGTCGGCATCAATGACTTCAATTGTTGTGCCGTCAATGTTCATTTCTTCTTTTTCAATTGGTGCCAATACTTTGATACCATGTTCATTGTAAAGTTCAAGCATTTCTGTGAATGACAGTTGTTCATTTACACGTGTCGAACGTTTGTAGTTCTGACGAGCGCCATAACCTTTTTTTGCTTTTGGTGTATCATCTTCATCTTTTTCATCTTCATAATCACGCTTGTGAACCAGACCCGTGGCAGTCTTTGTTACGGAACCAGTTGCGGTCTTACCAGCAGTCATACGTTTTTTAGCGTCTGCTACAGTTGGAAATGATTCATTCAGTTGTTCAACTTCTTCTTTTTTCATGCTCGGCTTTTTACCAGCACGAAGCAGTTTGAAGTCATGGGCATCAACTTTGCCATTTTTGTTGGCATCAATCTTATGCTGATTACCTTTCAACTCTTCTTGTTGCATCACTTTCATTACCGCTTCTGCAACACTCTTATTGATTTTATTGTCGAAAATTGACATTTGATTCTCCTATTAGTTTTTGTTATCTTGTGATTTCTTCCCAGTCCATAGAACCATATATGTCGGCGCCGTTGGTACTTGCCGAAGCGACTAATGTTAGTTCATATGCTGTGTTTGCCAAACTGTTTCTCTCTAGTTGAAACTTGAACAATGCTTCTTTGAGAATATCGACCGGCGATATACTTTGAGTAGTTGCACCTGTAAATCCAGATGCTAATATTCTACCGCCCGTAACTGATCCACCATCCAATTTATATTCTACAGCAGAATCAATTCCAGCACTTACCCATGTTCCACCACCCGATGTGTTTGCATTTGCTCTCACTTGCCAGTTATAATATGCATTATTTGTTATACCTAATATTGATAGTGCGGTTAGAATAACAATCGCATCTAAACGATTTTGTTTCAGTCGTATTGAAACAACTGGATAATATGTTCCTGCTGTTGGTAAATCAACTGGCGCAGTAATTGTTGTTCCTACTGCCTGTTGCGTACCATATAATTCATAACCACCCTCAGAGATTACAGTAGAACAAATCTGACTCAGTGTTGAATTACTTGCCGTCACACCGGTATTTTTTATCTCCAGTCTTAGTGGCAATGATGCTGTTGTCATGTAAGGCACAGTAATTTGATTTTCGTGGTGAAAAACATGAGCGGGTAACATTTTTCCGTCAACAACAAAACCGCAACGAACATCACCAACGCCTAGCCACTCAACATCAATCCAAAAGATATTTGCTTTACCCACATCTAATGAATTGCGTTCAAAACCATATTGTGTTGAATAACCAGTGCCATCAAACTTATCAACATTCCAATCAGACTGGGCTACTCTTGTTTCCGTAACTGTGCTTGAAGTATTTGTTCTCACCACAAGATAATTTGTATTACCATTATTCTCTAAGTAAATGCCATTACTATCTCCAAAATAACCGACTCTTTGACGAAGATTTGCTTTTGGTTGGCTAAATGCAACCGAATTCATGATCAGCAATGATTTACCTGGTTGATATGAAAACACTTTAGTTGTCTCACGAATGACTTCAGCATTTGCTGTTGTGCCAACAGTCATGTCAACTGTACTTTGATTTTCTACGAATGCATATGAACTATTACCCGCTGTGTTTGATGATGCCCATAAACCATTATCATTGAATCTATGCGAACTCTCAAAAAGTGTAAATGGTAGAGCAGTACGTAAACGACCGAATGCATCTGTCAATGAGCCAGATGGTGTAAGACGATCAGACATCATATTCACTTCATAACGAGTGAATACTTGTCCTGAATCTATCTTGTTTAGATCGGTCCTAAACTGTGCCATTTAGCAGTTCCACTTTCTCAAGGCTTTATTGATACGTGAATCTGGATCACGTGCTGTCTTTGCTGATGTGAGTCTGCGTTTCATGCCGCCCATTCTGGCGCAAAATGACTTACGACGGTTTGCTGCTTTAGAACCAGGCTTCAACTTCGATGGCTTTGTTGTAACAGCCATTGATAACTTTGAACCAGGATTAGCACGACGATATGATTCAATACCTTTCCGATTCAAACCACCAGATTCAGATTGACCTTCTTTGCGTGTCCATGCTTCACCTTCATCAAGTTCAATTTCTTCATTTCTAATTGCTTTGATTTGAGCATCTGTAGGTGCACCCTCTTCACCAGGTTTTCTCATGCGCTCACCACGGGCTCTTTTGGCACGAATGTTTGCCCACAATCCTGGGCGCTCTTCTTCTAGTTCTTCAACTTCTTCTTTGACACATGAGCCAGGAGAATAAGGTTTTTTACCTGGCACCGACTTATAGCCAGGCCAGCATCTCTCATCTAAGTGTTGTTTGAACGATTTCATATGTAGTTTCTCTTTTTGAATGTTGTAAGTGAGATACCTTTTTTCTTCAACTCATCTTCTTTTTGATCGCCGATGCTTGCTGTTGTTTCATCGCCAGTCAATTCACTAATATTCTTTGGCACAACTTGTGTTGCTTTGCCCTTTTTGCTCAACTTCTCACCCATATCTCTTGCTGGTGATTCACCTGCACCAGCCATAGAAATGCCAGGCTCTATTCCTCTGTCGATTGACTCTTCGACTTTCTTCTGGAAGTTTTCTTTGATGGTGCTGAGACTGATGGTTCTTCTTCCTTCGGCAACGGGTTTGTCGGCGCTGGGTTTGTCTTTTCTTCCAAAACCGGTTCGAACTTTTCCAAGTTCTTTGGCTGACGGGGTGGACATATTCTGTCCATAAATTGCTTCAATAGCATTATCACTCGGTGAATAAAGCCCATGTCTTTCCTCTCTAAGTTTTACAGCGTACTTGTTGCCGACTTTTACAACAGTACCATTTTTCTGATGTGCTTCTTTTGCTGCTGTGCCACGAATGTAAAACAATCTTGGCTTGCCATTTTTGTCTGATAGAAGTTTTTGTTTTGTCTCTGTTTCTTCAAACTGTTTACCAATCAACTTTGTGCCAGAAACATGTTGAATCATTTTCCATGCTTCTTTGTGATTTTTGTTTGCTAAATGTTCTTTGAACTTTTTCTTTTGTTCATCGGTTGCTTTCTGATGAAACTTCATGACTTCCATCATGCCGATGTTGCCTTCATATGCTGCTTCACTGATTTTGCCTTTGCCAAAACTTGATACATTGATTGGCTCACCCTTACGCTCTGGATTTGGATCGTGACGGCGTTTAGCAGCAACGGCAGATGCTCTTTCTTTCTTACTCAATGATGCACGTTTTTCGTTTGACATACATTTTGGTTTTGCTTCACCGGGTTCTCTAGCACAAGGACCAATTGCTTCACCTTTGCTATTGATGCGTTTCCAACCACCTTTTGGATGTTTTGGATCGAACCATTGACGTAAATCTTCTTTGATGAGTGGTGTGCCAAGTCTCAGTAGATTGTATGCACCTGGATCTGACATTGTATTGATATCTTGTTGCTCTTCTTCTGCCATCTCAACTTCATCAGTTTTGAGTAACCGAATTGTTTTTGTTACTTCTTCTACAGTGTCACCAGTAATTGTAACTGTTACTGCTTCGTTGATAAACTTATCGAAACTATCATTGACATTTTCTTTTTTCAGTTTACCGGAACTGCCAGCAACAGGCATGTTCTCAATTCTCTTTTGATGTGTTTCAACTGTCTTAGCAATCTTATCAACTGGCACTAAACTACCATGTACCGAACGATGTGTGACATGACCATCTTTACCGTAACGGCCGAAACCGTAATATTCTAATCCATTTTTCTGCATATCTTCGTGTGATCCTGCATCACCATGCGGCTGAACATCACGACGAATTGGTGCTGTATCTTTCTTACCTAATTCTGTTGCAATCCAACCTTTTGCTTCATCGTTCTTTGGTGGTGCAGCAACAAACTTTTGCATTGTCTTGAATATGCCATCAA